ACAAGGGAAACATGGAAATTAAACAATGTAAGTTCTGTGGAGCAGTTGTGATTAAACGAGAAGACGAAAGTATTAATCACTTCTTACACAAACGTAAATTCTGTAGTCCCCGATGCAACATAGACGATCAAAAGAAACATCGGACAGGGTTTGGAGAGTGGAATGGAAGAAGTCCAAAAAATAAGAAAGCAGTGATATAATTTGATCATGTCTAGTAAGACTAAACTCACCGATAAACAACGCCTCTTTGTAAAAGCTAAACTGGATTCTCCCGGTATTTCAAACGCCAAAGCAGCAATAATGGCTGGTTATAGCCCTAATACAGCAGTTAACGTAGGGAGAGATATCCTTGCGAAACCTGGACTAGAAGGATTGAGACAAAAACTTATTGATGATGACACACTGGCGAGCAAGATCAATGAGGGTACAGAGGCCTTTAAACAAAACCAATTTACAGGTGAAGTAACGCCAGACTTTGCTATTAGAAGATTGTATTTGTCAGACATCACTGAATTAAAGGGTTACAAACAAAACATTAATCTTCAACAGTTTAATGTTGGCGGCGATATGAATTTGGAGTTTTCAAAATGAGTGCTAACTACAAAAAATACGAGAAGGGATTTGATTTAAACTTGCTACGGAATTGGAGTAGAAGTAGTCTTCGGTTTCTGAAACTCTTTGTTGATAATGACTTAGTTACTCATCAAATGATCGCCAACTTTTTAGCAAAAGAGGAAAGGAACCATGACAATCAAGCTAACCGAAGGCCAGTATGAAGTCGCAACAGACCAAACAAGATTTAGAATCGTCTGTGCAGGACGGAGATGGGGCAAGAGCGTTCTCTCCCGAATGGTTATCCTCAAGTGGGCACTCACCAACCCGGGACTATACTGGATCGTCTCCCCAACTTACAAACAAAGTAAACAAATCCACTGGAACGATCTTAGAAAAGAAATCCCACGAGATTGGGTACAAAAGACCAATGACACGGAGTTATCTCTCATGCTCAAAAACGGATCTATCATTGAGCTTAAAGGCGCTGAAAATCCTGATGCTCTTCGAGGTGTTAAGTTGCGTGGATTGGTTATTGACGAGATTGCCTCTATACACAATTGGGACTGGCTTTGGTCGGAGGTACTTAGGCCTACTCTCACAGACTACGAGGCGCCGTGTTTATTTATATCTACGCCTAAGGGGTATAACCATTTCTATGAACTCTACCAATTGGGTCAAACGCCTGGCAGTTACCATTCTTGGAAATATACTAGTTACGACAATCCACACATCCCCAAGGGAGAACTAGATGCAGCCAAGAAAGAGCTATCAGAAGACACCTTTGCCCAAGAATACATGGCCGACTTCCGTAAAGCCACGGGTATCGCCATCAAACAATGGAACCGAGACATACATCTTATTCCCCAATTCACAGTCCCAACTGAATGGAGCCGTGGTCGAGGGTTTGATTACGGATCTAGTGACCCTACAGCATCAGTTAGGATCGCTATCGACAATGAAGATAATTGGTTCGTTGAAAGATGTTACAAAAACAAAGCACAAACTATCCAGTATCATGCGCAGTCTATCCAGGCTCAGGACTACGGGTTATCTTTCATCCCTATCTTCGGTGATCCCTCTGGTGACCAATGGGAAAAGGAGTTCCAAAGATATGGAGTTACTATCCAACCCGCTAACAAAGAGATCGGGCAAAACTCGAGAGGTTGGGTCGAGTACTCAATCGAACTCATCAACCAAAGACTCAAACCTTTGCCAGGACACACCGTCAGACTCCCCGATGGACGAGAATTGCACGATGCACCCAAAATGTTTGTTTTAAACACTGGTGAGAACCAAATGCTAACCAGTGAGATTGAAAGACTAATGTGGCGTGAGACTGCACAAGGCACTACACTACCTATCCTAGACGAGTCAGTCGATCCTGACGGTCATAGTGATCTAGTCGCCGCCTTAAGATACTTCAGTGTGTCCTACAAGAAGCCAGAGCGGTATAAAATACCTGTTAACGACATTTCAAACCGTGACTGGTCGCTTGGCACATGACAGATTTAGATCCCAACGAAGAGAAGTACTTAGATATTATCCGCCGGATAGATCCTGAGACTTACCTGATCTGGCTAGCTCTACAAGAGACAGGAGTTAACCCTAATCTCATCCCCAAAGTTATCCGAGCAGTGTCTAACCTTCACCTGGGGACAGGGTATGGCCGGATTCAAATCTTTATGACTAATGGTCAGATAACTCAGATCAAGACAGAAGAAAGCGACCAACTCAATCAAACCGCCATAATTGACGGGCAATAACAAGGTGGGATATAAATTGAGTAATTATGGCAAGCGATGTTCCTGTTACAGGTACTCCAGAAGAGCAAGCAATTTTCACGGAGGTGTATCGCCATTATGCGATGGCAACCCAAGACCTAAGTAGACGTAGAGTTGATTGGGATAGTAAAGACGTACTCTTCCGAAACTATATTAACGAAAGCAGTTGGCCGTACCGGGCCATGATGACAGACCCTAGGATATTTACTGCTATTTTCGAGAAGACCTCTCGGATACTTGCTAACAAGCCCGAAGGTCGGTTAATACCACGCAATGGTGGTGATGCCCTAGGGGCCAAAATAAATAACGAGTTACTCTCATGGCAGTGGGATGACAACGCACACGCTTCCGACTTCCCTATGCTTGCCAAGTGGTCACAAATGGACCAGAACACTAGAAAGTATGGTGCAGCCTTTGCCTATGTACCATGGAAGTGGCAACGCCAGGTACTACGACACAGAGATCCTATTAACAAGAAAGATAAAGTTGTGGGTAAGTCTACAACGGTATTCGATGGTCCTGACTTTGTACCTTGGAACAACCGAGACGTACTTCATAATCCATCTTATTCAACAATTAAGAACTGGATTCAATTAAGAACGTATCTAACCCTAAGAGAGCTTCAAGACGTTAATGACGCTGCAAGGACTGAACCAACCTATCGCAATCTAGATATCCTAAGAGATAAGCTCAGCGCTATGGATGGAGGATCGGGTGGAGATCAACGCTCATCAGACTACTACATGAAGAACAAAACAGTTAAAGGTCTAACCGACTTCTTGGGTCAAGACCCATATCACAAGGTTGTTGAGGTAGTCACTGAATACACCCCAGAGCGGTGGGTAACCTTTGCTCCTAAGCATGGCATAGTTCTACGCGATATCCCCAATCCCTACGATCACAAACAAATCCCTGTAGTTATGCTCAAGTACTACCCAATTGATGAGGATATCTATGGTTTGAGTGAAATTGAACCTGTAGAACGTCTTCAGAAGGCCATCAACGCCCTAATCTCTCAGTACATGGATGCGGTGAATATGAGTCTGTACGCACCACTTAAGATTCGAGCTAGTGCTGTCCAAATGCACACTCTAGAGTTTGGTCCTGGTAAGAAGTGGTTAATGAACGATCCCGCCTCAGACGTAATGATGCACGAACAAAAACCATCCGGTGTCCAAGAATTCGCCGAGACATACAGATTCTTAGTTGGAGCTTTGCAAGAAGGTCTAGGTGAGTCTAGTGCAGCAGGTTCAGGACTACAGCCTGGGCAACAAGACAAGACAGCAACGGAGATCAAAGACACCGCTGCTAGTCGAAGTGCTAGGGACAACTACAATCTAATGTTCTTGGGCGAAGCCTTAAAAAAACAAATGATGTTATGGCACAAGATGAACCAACAGTTCTTGTTCGCTGGACAGAAAGATCAACATAAGATCATTGAGATTGTAGGCAAGGATGCTATTAAGTACTTCCAAACCGAGGGGCTAGATGCTCATGGGTTAGACCAAGAAGGTATAGATACTCTCTCTAATCCCGATCTAGCCGGTACAGTGAGCCCACAAGACCTGTCTACACCTATATTCCCCGTCAAGACAGCCAATGGTATGGATACCAAACTTACAATGGATGGTCAAAACAAAGTTGGACACTTAACAATCGAACCCGATGACTTATTAGGAGACTACGAATATATCCCTGACGTGGGGAGTATGTCTCAAATGGCCCCCGATGATGAGATCAAAGCCAAGTCACAGGCTATTCAAATGCTCACAGGCGTTGACCCTAAGACTGGACAACCCATAGGCATAGGGGCTATGATTGCCAAAGAAGGTAACAAGGTCAAAGCCACCGAACTCTTTGTAGATTACATGGAGGAAATAGGCTTCAAAGATGCCGACCAATACATCGAATCCGCCCCTCAACCCCAGCCCCAACCAGGCCAAGACCCCCTCGCCGCTCTTGGCGGAGGAGCAGGTCCTCAAGGTCCGGGGGCAGTTAATCCAGGAAATGGTGGCAACCCGGGGATGGCAGGAGGTCTTCAAGCCGCTCTTGGAGGCCAAGCGGGACCAGTCGTTCCCCAATCCAATGGACTTCAGTAATGATGCCGACTTCACCTACGCCGCTAAGGTAACCAGTATCTACAAGAAGGTAATTTCAGAGCTATTAATCGATGTTGACAACAATGTTAAAGCCGCAATATACTTACGTGAGAAAGAGAAAGGCCAAGTCAAAGACAACTTTGGGATAGGCCGATCCGATAATATATGAGCGTCAGAATC